TTCGCTATCATGTCTTGTATCCCAACCGTCTACATCAAAACTACCATAGGTTCCATAATCCTTACCCAAGTCATCTTCTATTTTTTCGGATATGTGAACTAATTCGCTAACCGCTTTTTCTTTTTGTTCTAGCATGGAATCTATTTCCTGCTTTAGATATTCGGGACTTTCTCTGAAAATGCTCATATTTACCCCCTTAGATAAGTTCCATTGCTTTTTTGTATAACTCTCCAACTATACCGCATTGTATTAACCTTTGGCTATGTAAATAATGTGCCCTATCCACACTTATTTCGCCATCATGATAAAAGTTTTCGGGTGCATAATTGGGCATTAGTATTGTTTCTATTTGCTTTTTAGTTAATCTTCTGTGGTCGATTCCAACTTCTGCAAGAAGTTTTTTATAATAGTCGTTTAATTTCATGCTATTCCTTTATTTCCTTTATATTTAGGGGTTTGGGGGCGGAAACCATGAAACCGCCCCCATAAAAACCAGGTATTTCTACCTGGAGTAGCGTGCTAGCTTATGCTTCGCCTTTGTGGTCTTCGAGGGTGAGTAATCCCTGTACAATCTCTCCTGTCTTAGACAGGTCAAAAGCCAAGCCTTTTCTCGTAGGGATAAAATCTTCTTTGTCTTTTGGTTTCGTCCATACTCGTATTTGTCCAAAGGTTTTGTCGTTCACAGTATCTTTTGTGATTAAGATTTTAGTTGTTTCGGATATTGTTACTTCATGTAGTGTCATATTGACTCCTTGTTTTGTTGTTATTAATTAGGCTTCGCCTAGTTCTTGGTTGCCGAGCATCAACTCTTTCATGATGTCCTCGTCTATGTTTTTAGGTAGGTTTATTGCCTTGCCTACCCTTACTTGTATTTGTTGTGTGCCTTCTTCACTCATTTTCGTATCTACATACATTTCCATGTCTTCAGTAATTGCCTTCATCTCCCTTGCTAGTTTTGTGCCGTCAAATCTCGCAATTCCCCTACCTTTGCTATCAATTCCAGTGTGTATAGGTGATATAAACTCGTCTATTTCGGCGGTTATTCTGCTAGCAATTCTTATTCTGTTTTCGACGGTCAGCTTATCTAGTGGAATTTCCGCTATCGACCTCGCAAAGCAGTTTAAAAGTATATTGCTTGGCGTAGCTAGTGCCTCATGGAAAATGTTTTCAATTTCACTGTTAATTTCTGTAAGCAATTTGATTTTTTGAATCAGTTTTTTAATGTGGTTTTTCATTCGCTACCTCGTTGGTTGTTTTATTTAATTAATTATTACTTTCACAAAAAGCTCAAGTAATAATTAATAAATGTGGTTCATTTATAACTCCTCTTTTGTTGGATAACCGAAAGTTCCTTTTCGGACTAACTTAAACTCATGTGTATTCCAAAAGTCTTCTGGCATATTATCTTCATCAGCTAAATAATTATCTTCTGCCCACCATTTTGGTCTATTTAATACTGCATTTGGGGGTATGTCTTCACACATTTCCCATATACCAAGTACGGTTATTTCAAATTTTCCATATTCGCTTAGTTCTTCCCATAATATATTTCCCCATTTTCGCATGGATTCAGTTCCAAAAAACCAATCCACATATTTTTGTTCATCTACATACAATGTTTTCATTTTATCTCCTTTATTTTTATTATTTCAATTGCTCGGTTTAAGGTGTCGACCATGATTTCTCTTGCCTCAATATCTCCTCGAACATGGTCAAATGCGGTTTTCATGCTCTTAATGAGCGGTATCATTTTTTCTAAGTTTCTTATTACTTCTTCGTCGAACATTATTTTGGCGAATTTTGGCTCCTTTTATTTTATTAATTATTACTTTCACTAAAGTTTCAGTAATAATTAATAAATACTTTCAAGTTCTGATTTGGTTAGGCACTCTTCATGTACTCTAGTATATTCGTCTACCCAAATATCATCATCTAGGGGTATAAGTTTATCGCATCTATCACATTCGTAGCACTGGCACTCGGCACACATATAACCATCGTATTTTTCTGTGCTAGCAGGGATTCTATTTACAAATAGACCACTGCCCCAACTTGTGTCCCTATAACAAGAGACACAGTGATTTTTAATATCTATCATAATTACCCCCTAAACCAATGTGGTTTATTTGCTAGTTTTTGAAGTGTTTGTGCTAGACCGTCGATAGCTTGGTCGGTTGATTTGCAGAATCTCTGTTCTACCGTATGGAGTAGATTTAACTCTCGCTTATACGTATCTGTTGTTTCGCATTGACTTCCCATGTCGCTGTAGCTATCATATCTGTTTTCGAGTAAGCCAAACATGTAATCACGAAACAATCCCGAATGTCCTGCACTCATCAGCCTATGTATATCCAATGGTTCGTTAGACATTTTAATTGGTATGGATATTCCGAGGTATCTCCAATCTTGCCTACCGCTATAGTTGACAAAATTGTAAGCTAGCACCTCGACGGCATACCCCATTTTAGTTAGGACGTCACTAATTAAAGCTAGCGTGGCTCCTAATCTTGCAAAGTCTCTCTCTTTATGTTTCCAAGAGATAGCCATGTTCATACCAATACGAACATTCATTCGTTGCGATTTTCGTTCGGTAGTAGACCAATATTGGTCTTGTCCACCCATAAGTCTAGCCATGCTTAAGTCGTCGCCATCATCCCTTACTATGCGTTTTCTTTTGCATGATAAACCCTTGCCCACAAACTTGGATATTCTCGAATCCATATCCATCTCAGAGCGAAGTTTTTGATATAATCGAATAATATAATCCGATGATTGACCAATGGTTAAGGCTCTTTTTAGATTGTCTCGACCAACAATATTTTTTCCATATACCCATCTTTCTCGCTCAGAACCCTTTTCGCCGTTCCTACTGAATAAATACTTATTCTCATGGATACATTTCAGCATGGTTCTCATATCTGGCATGTGCATCACTGCATGTTTACCTTCAAATTCATCGTCGATAATTTTTGGTTCAAGTATTTCTTTATATAGTTCGCTCACTATTTGTACTCCTTTTTTAGTTGTTTGATATTGACCTTATCAAGTTCCTCTTTTGTCCAACCCGTAGTTATAATATCGAGTAACTTGCTATTATCTTTTCCTGCTAGCATCCATTTTTGACCGTCGAGAAAAAGCCGTGTGCTAATTGTACGTCTCACATGATTCTTGTCACATTTCTCTCGAAGGCTCCAAAGACAATCCGCCATATTTGTATATTCTCCTGCGAGCGCTCTCTCGATGTTTTTATCATAGTCGACATAAACCTTAACGGCTTGCAATCTGTCTAGCGTAGCTAGGTCTAGTTGACCTCTGCCTGCAAAATTGAAGTCGTTACCATCACCCCATGTATTACTCGCTACTGCTACATGAAAGTCGTCGTGTTTTCTAGCAAAGGGATTATCTTTGTCGTTTGGTGTCGCTAAAACGCCTTGATTATCTAGCACACTATTAAATACTAGTCCTGCATTTGCATCGAAGCCGTCAAATTCGTCCAAACATAGAAAGCTACCATCTCGGAAGGCTCTTGATACCGACCCATCAATAAATGTACCGTCAAATGTCATTCTACCCGTCATATGTGACTCGGTAACTCCCGCACTACCTTTTAGGTACTCGTAGTTACTTTGATTAGTCGAAAAACCCAATGCCCTAGCACATTGTTCAATCAAATGGGACTTACCAGTCCCACTTGGACCACATAACCAAACTCTTTTAAAGAGTTTCAAGCATTCTAGCACAAATGGAAACTGCTTATGCTTAAGACCCGACACTTCTTTCACTTCCACATCGTCGATATAGACTTTTATAGGTCGCTGTAAAGAGTTGATTTTCTTTTCTACCTTGTCGGATAGCTTTTCGGTTTCATCTCCAAATGCCTTGATTAAATCGCCCTCTACTTTAGATACTCTGTCGTATATCCCATCTCCTAGCTTTTCTGCTACCTTGTGGGCTAGCATATCCTCTAAGCTACCTGTACCAGCCGAAGGCTGCGGTGTGCTAGCTCCTGGTGTGGGCGTCGGCGTTGGAGTCGGAGTTGGCATTGGTGTTGTTTGAGGCATATTATCATTGACTAAAAAGTCAATCAGTTCGTCTTTGTGTACTGACTGAACCCAAGAGGACTTCATGCCATTTTGTTTACATTTAGCTATCGCTAACTTTTTGACTCTGCCGTGAGCCATTGCTCTAAGTTCACTTTGTGAATAATTCATGGTTTCCTTTTGCCGATTTCGGCGGTTGTTGTTGGTTGTTTTATTATTTCTAGCATTTTCACTAACGTTCCAATGCTAGAAATAATATTAAAGGGCGACTCTCAGCATTTGCAGAGCAAGTCCTAAAATCACCCATAGCACGAGAATAAATCCGAATAAATCGGATTCTAGAAAGTTTACTACGCGTTCTATTAGTTTCATGCTATTCTCCTACTTTATTTAAGTCGTTAATAAACTCGTTTGTTATTGATTCCAGTTTTTCCTTTGGAAACAATCCCACAATGGTTTTTTGTGCATGTCCATAAGAGCAACTAAACTCTAAAGCTAAAAGCTTTGTGTAGTTGCTAATCACAAAGGCTCTTTGTGTTTTATGGTTCTCGATTGCCATTTCTAGGCAATTCCTATAATCCGATTCATCATAGTTGCCATATATGAAATTGTTCCATATTTGGTATCCATAATTACTCATTTCTCCTGAAATGAGAGTCAAAGCATCTTTCATTTGTTGTTTTATGCTCATTTTGTTCTCCTTTTAAGGTTTCTAGCTTTTTCACTTACGTTCCAAAGCTAGAAAACCTTAGTTGTTGGTTGTTTTTAATAGTCCTTACCTATTCCTGCTTTGTTCCAAATTTCTTCTCTGTCTTTATCAAGTGGCGTAGGATAAATGGTATTTATTGGGTCGTAATAAAGAGATTCGCCGTCGTACTTTTCAGAAAAGTAATCTGAATCTCCATTGTCGTCGAGAATGTTGCCATTAATACACCATGATAATCTGTATCTCGTATATTCAGTAAGTCCAAGTAATACTATCTTTTGACCCTGTTCATTTACTATCGACCAATGGCTATTCATAAAAGTAATGGAATCATCAAGATAAAATTCGTCGGCTTTTATTCCCCATGTAAAACTTTTTGGGATGTTGATTTTTGTTTCCATATCATTAACATAGTTACCTTCATCATCATGGCTGTCTAGATGGTTTTCTAGCAAGATACTTGCTAGCTTATAAAGAGCCGTGCCTTCTTTGATATGATACCGACCATCATCACCGAAGAAAACGTCTTTTCTAAGTCTTTCTTTGGTTCTTTTCTCGTCGGCAAAGGTTGTTAGAATCCTATCAAAACCTTTACATACTTCAAATCTCAAAGAGATTTTGCAGGGGTATTCTTCATCCATAAGGATGAATGGTTTTTGTTTTTTCATTTGTTCTATTTCGCTCATTGGGTGTTTACTCCATTTCGACGGCTATGGTTTTTATTCTTGCTAGGGTGTTCTATGCCGTCACTATAGGACATGCTAGCATTTTTGGG